GTATAGCCTGACGAGCCTCATATTCAAGATCGAAGTCGATTGACTTTCGAGGAATCCCCCAAGGATCCCTTTCGGGTAAATCGACTTTAATCGGGAATATGGAAGGTGTATCACTGATAGGTAGATTCTCTGGAAGTGGGTAGATTTGCTCTAAAGTATCGAGTGAATCTATTCCATCAGTGATCACGTCTACACCTGGAGATGAAATACTCCCTGTATAGACGCGGTCGCGGCAACGAGAAATCCTTAATTCTATAGAGGTGACAAGTGCAGCCCTAAGCCCATTAAGCTTATTCATGAGGTCGTACGGCGCGCATAGCGCAGTGAACTCACCCATGATAAGATTATGGACGGATGCATAACGAGTCGTATAGAGTAGCACAAAGTTTGCTGCCAGAATAAAAGCGTTCATTGCAGAACGATAAGACTGGTTAGAGGACTTGACCAAAGGTGTCGGGTCCGAGCTAGTAATATCGGCTTCAATCTGTAGCGCCACAGTGGGATCGGTTTCGAGTAAATCGTAGCTGATGATGTCACCTTTGAAGTATTTCGAAGGCTCATTATTAGGTCTATGATTATCCAAAACCCATACTACAGGGTGATGCAGAAAGAAGGCAGTAAATATAGCTTTTGTTTTCAAAAACTGTAAGAGATGACTTAGAAGAGTATCACACACTGGTGAACCCTTCAAGTCTAATCTCTTAATTACATAGCCTGAAATGGTGGTAACCACTTGTGAATACAAGTGGGTACAGAGATGGAATACTTTTGGTGACAAATCTGTCGTAATCAGACTGAGAAGGTCAACCAAGGTCTTAAAATATCTTGGGAACACCAAATTGGTCTTGCATGGAGGAACTGAATCTGGAAGTTGTGCTGCTCCCATGCAGTATGACACCCAGCGCGGTAACTCCACTTGATGAGTATAAGTAATTAGACTCACAATCAAGTACGATATGTAAGTAATCTCACGAGAGGATTCATTTAATTGAATCTTAATCGGTGAGAAAGCTAACGCCAAATACTTCATCTTTGTCTTCATACAGTATGGTAATAAGTTGATAGCGCTTTGGACAAGAACGTCCGAGTCTGCAACATTAATACCTTTAAGCATGGAGGACAGGATAGCGTTTACGAATTGTTTTGGTTCGTAAGCACTTGCCCATTCTCCCCACTTAAATGCTGTAAGAAGCCGACCACCCCGGACGAATTCTTTACAAAATTCGAACGAGGCATTCGATGAGTCAAATCCCTTAAGGGGATGGATCTCAACGCCAATGTACTGCATAAGGACCAGATAAAGGTTCGAAACATCTAACTCAAACTTCGAATTAGCGAAGAAGACAATATCATCGCCAAGCATCTGGTATGACATATACCATAACTTGGAGAAAGAGCCTTGTGTTTCACATTGCTCGAGATATTGTTCCCCTCCAACTAAAGTTGAAGATTGGGTACCGAACAGATTGTGCTCAGCTTGTTCACCAAACATAAGAACAAGATAAGCACATATCTGAACGAGTACATGATGAGTTATGGTAAATGCCGCCCATGAGGAATAAGTCCCCATAGGGTGTCCACAGCCATACTTGAGGTAACGGCCAATCAATCCTGTTCTACTTTTACGTTTACTAAGGAAGAATGGGATCGTTTGAATGATCTTACCCCAAGTGTGACTGATCTTATAGCCATGAGATCTACTGTACCCATGCATCGTGAATAAGACCGCTAATACAGGAATCTGTATAAGTAACGGCACACGATCGGTGGCAGCAGAAAGATCAAATGACCGTAGGCGAGAACCGCCTATATTCTTGATTCTTTCAATCCCGGCCCGCTGATCAAAAGTAGAATCAGTAGGAAGAGATTTAAGAATCCCGAATATAAGATCGTGGATAGGCTTAAACATTACCTGGATAAAATAACTAGGTATTGCAATAAGTC